GAAAATTATGAAGTAGCACACTTTAGATTATTAAGTGACTCAAACTTCTTACCGTATGGTAAATCTATTATGGAGCCTGCTCGTAAAGTATGGAAACAATTAACATTGATGGAAGATGCGATGTTAATCCATAGAATTATGAGAGCTCCGGATAAAAGAGTTTTCAAAATTGATATTGGTAACATACCACCGCAAGAAGTAGATAACTACATGCAGAAGATTATCAACAAAATGAAGAAAACTCCATTTGTTGACAAGAATACTGGTGATTACAACTTAAAGTATAACATCCAAAACCTAACCGAAGATTTCTTCTTACCTGTTAGAGGTGGTGATAGTGGTACTGAGATTGATTCATTGGGTGGATTACAATACACCGCAATTGAAGATATCGATTACCTAAAGAACAAAATGTTCGCAGCTCTTAAAATTCCAAAAGCATATTTGGGATATGATGAGAATGTAAATGGTAAAGCAACTTTGGCAGCAGAAGATGTTAGATTTGCAAGAACGATTGAAAGAATCCAAAGAACATTAGTATCCGAACTTACTAAACTTGCTGTTGTTCACTTAGCATCACAAGGTATTGAAGGTTCTGATATGGTTGATTTCGAATTGAATTTGGTAAATCCATCTACAATTTATGAACAAGAGAAAGTAAACCTTTGGAGTGAAAAAGTGAGATTGGTTTCTGATATTACTCAATTGAATATGATTTCAAAAGAGTGGGCATATGAGAACATCTTTAACATGAGTAAAGATGAAATCGAACATCAGAAAACAAATCTTATTAATGATATTAAAGATAGATATCGTTATCGTATGATTGAGGATGAGGGTAATGACCCCGCTATGCAATCAGAACCAACTGATGTCGAGAATGAGTTGGAAGAATTAAAAACTGAACTTACCAACAAAGGTGGTAGACCAAGAGAGGGTAACACTTATGGTAAAGATAAACACCCATATGGTAGAGACCCATTAGGAGCAAAGGAAAATCAAAAAGCACTTAAAAAAGAAGTTTCATCTGAAAAAATGGCCCATAAATTAGCCAAAGAATATGTAAATGGAATTTCAGCAAAGAAGAGAGTAATTTCTGAAAAGAAGGACTTTTTGAATGATGACAATTTGTTAGACGATTAAAAAATTAATAAATAAAAATAAAGTTATATTTATATACGATAGATTTTCGTATAGGAATATATTATTATAGGATAAAAAAGTAATGAAGAGGGTAAAACATTCAAAATTCAAAAATACGGGTATTCTATTTGAGCTACTTGTGAGGCAAATCACATTGGAGGTCTTAAATGGTGATACTACCGAAAAGGCGAAGAAAATTGTTAAAGAGTTCTTCTCTTCCAGCACGGAATTGAACAAAGAACTTAGACTATATGATTTGCTTATAAAAGAAAGATACAATTCAGAATCAAGAGCTGAGAAATTCATTGATACTGTCAATGAAGCTCACGATAGAATTGACCAAAATAAACTACAAAGAGAGAAGTATAATCTTATCAAAAAGATTAACGAATCATTCAATATGGATGAGTTCTTATCTTCTCCTATTTCGAACTATAAAGTTCTTGCATCTATCTATAAGATTTTTGAATCGAAGAGATATACCGATTATGATGTAAAGGATGTATTTAACTCAAAAATTACCCTCATTGAGAATATCACATCAAAACCATCAACATTGGTAGAAACAAAAGATTCGGCAGATAAAATTGTTGAATCATATAAAAAGCAAGACAAAGATTTAAGATTACTTACCTATAAAATCTTAGTTGAAACTTTCAACAAAAAGTATTCTAATTTAGATGAAAATCAAAAACAACTATTAAAGCAGTATATTAACAATATTACTAATACTACTGGATTTAAGTCTTATGTTGAAAAAGAAATCCCATCTATTGTTGCTGAATTAAATCAAATTCAAAAGCAAATCAAAGATAAAGTAACTAAAATCAAATTATCAGAAACCATTTCTGTATTAAAGAAAACCAAAATTGGTAAGGTGGTATCTGATAACCACGTTTCATCGTTGATGATTTCATACGAACTTATAAAGGAGTTAAAGGAAAAGGTAAATGGAAAGTAAGTTAAAGGAACTTATTGAAGATTTAATTGCTGAGATTGAACAAGAAGATTTGGAAATCGAAGAAGCAACCACTACATCAAATGTAGATGGCTACAATACTCCTAATGCTTTCAAAGATTCGGATGGAACTGATGAAGATGATGAACCTGAAAATGATTTTATAGATAGAATCAATACATCCACTGGTTATAAAAGAGTAGACGAAAATCGTTGGCATGAATTAAGAAAAGATGAATCCTCTCCCAAAGCAAAAATTGGTAAGGGGATTTCGAATGTCAATAGACAACTTTCGGAAATCGAAACATTCCTTAGATGGTATGGTAAGATTAAAAACGAAAGTGGAATCGATAAAGACCAGTATTGGAAAAGAACACAAAAAAACTTATTCAAAATCAGAGAGAGGTTGAATAACATCGTAACATCAATTAGCAAATTATAATTGGGAATTAGAACTATGAGCATTACCAAAGAACAATTGAAGGAAACACTTCGTAACATAATGAAAGAAGAATCTGATTATCAGACATTCTTCAAAGCAGCTTTAGAAAAAGCAGGAAAATCAATTCCATCAATGTCTGATGATGAAAAGAAAGTATTCTTTAATAAGATTGATGCTGCTTGGGATGGTAAAGGTGAGAAGAACGAAGAGTTAACTGGAAACCAACACAAATTGGATATTGATGGTGATGGTGAAATTGAAGCATCTGATTTAGCAGCATTAAGAGCTAAAAAAGATGAATCAGTAACCGAAGGTAAAAAAAGATTTAATACTATGTATGGTGTTGGTAAATCGAAATATGTAGTAAACTATCACGATGGTTCAAAGAAACACAAGGATGGTAGTGATTTCTTTGATATTCAAACTTTCAAAAATCAAAAAGACTTTGATAAATTCCAAAAAGCGCTTTTACAAAAAGGATTCATTGAAGAATCAGTAAACGAAGCAGCTAGTAGAACCGCAATGGAAATTGGTGGTTTGACTGGAATGAACAAAGATGCAATCCAAAAGTTTGTTGATACTAATGAGTTGGATATTGAAAAGGTTTTTCAATTTGTTAAAAAAGGAAAACTGTCAGATAGAATGGATTTGGTATCTGCAATTGCTGGAAAGCCAGGTAATCCTATTCAAAAGAAAATGATTAAGATGTTCGGTGAATCAGTAAACGAAGGCGTTTCTCCAAAGGATATGGATAAAATCAAAACCGCAGTAGAAGCAGCATCTTCATTTATGGGAATTGGTTCTGAGTTAAAGAAATCTGGATTAAAGTATGTATTCGCTACATCTCCAATGCCAATTTATGTAGTTCAACCAACTCCTAATAATAGAGTTGTTATCGTAAATAAGAAATACGCATCTAAACCTGATTTCGTTTATGGTGATACCGCAGTTGGTGTAATGGAATCTCTTACTGAAGGTAGAGCATTTATCAACGCAGCTAAGAAAGCAAAAGCTGAAGGTAAAACCGAATTTGAATTCAATGGTAAAACCTACCCAGTAACCATCAAAGAAAATTTAACTGAAGCAAGATTAGGTAAAGTTGCTTTGTTAAAGCAAGTTGAAAAAGGTAACACATCTCAAATAGAGGGTGTAAAGATTTCTTCGGATTTGGCATTCGAATTAAGAATGTTCTTAGAAAGACCAATTATGGCAAGAAGTAGAACTGGTATCGCTATTGATAATTCACAGATGAAGGATGCACTTAAAATGATGGTGAATGCTGGAATTGAAAAAAGATTATCTGGTGGTGTTAAAGCTGAATTCAAAAAATTAATTGAAAAATACAAATAAGGAATACCAATATGAAAAGTTTAATTATAGAAACCAATTTGTTTGAAGGAAGAGTTAACGAAGATGCTTCGGGTAGAACTTTGGTGAAAGGTGTCCTTCAAAGAGCAGGTGCAGAAAACCAAAATGGTAGAGTGTACCCAAAAGGAATTTTAGAAAGAGAAGTAAACAAATATCAACAACTCATCAAAGAAAGAAGAGCATTGGGTGAGTTAGACCATCCTGATTCTTCAGTAATCAACCTAAAGAATGTATCTCATAATATTAAAGAAGTACATTGGGAAGGTGAAGATGTAGTTGGTACTGTTGAAATTCTTCCAACTCCATCTGGTAATATCTTAAAAGAATTATTAAGAGCAGGAATCCTATTGGGTATCTCATCAAGAGGTATGGGTTCGGTAAAACCAATGGAAGGTAACAAAGTAGTAGTTGGTGAAGATTTTGAATTAATCGGTTGGGACTTTGTTTCTAACCCATCTACACATGGTGCATTTATGACTCCAATGAACGAATCAGTAGTTAAAGGTATTGGTACTGATGTTTGTGGAGATTTTTGTAAAGCACAAGATTTAATGAGAGAAATTATAACGGAGTTAGTATAATGAGCAAGAAAAATTTTGATATCTATGATTATGTGCACAACAACAAAATCACTTTTAAGGTTGATGCACCAAAAGGAACCAGTGTAACTAAAGGTTACAATGATATCCGTAAAACAAACATCAACGAAGTAAAAATTGTAGATGGTAAATTCAGTTTATCTGAATCATTGGATGCTAACCGCCCGTTGGCAACTGAAGTAAAGAAACATTTCTTAGAAATTATTTCTACTTACAAAGGATTCTCTGAACAAATGAAAAGACAATCTGATATCGTTGAGGTAGCAGAAACATTAGGTGGAGTTGTGGAAGCAGCTAAAACCTTAACTCTTTCAGAAGCTGGTGATTGGTTCGATAAAGTAACCATCAAAAGAAATATGAGTGAGTTGGATAAAATGGATAAAGCATTTGATAAAGTAGCTGCAGAAGCTAGAGCATTGGATGAAAGGTTGCACGCATTGTATGAGGATATGGGTAACATCTTAGGTAGATACTATGAGATTTCCGATATTGACCCACAAACAATGAAGGAAAGATTAGGAATTAAAGGAGAATAATATCATGCCAGCACAATCACAACAACAACAAAAATTATTCGGATTAGCATTAGCTGTTAAGAGAGGTGAAGTTTCTCCATCAGAAGTTTCTGATGAAGTAAAAGATATCGTTGATAGAATGAGTGAAAAGGATATTGAGGATTTTGCTGGAACATCTCATAAAGGTTTACCTAAAAAGGTAGAACAACAAATGAG